AGAACTTGGCTTATGAGATTCCTGCTCCAAGCACAATCTCTTTGACAATCAACAAGGGTAAGTATTTCGGCGTGAACGTTAACAACGTGTTGGAATTGCAAGCTAAGCCTAAGCTAATGGACGTTTTCACAAACGACGCAGCTCAGCAAATGAAGATTGCTATCGACTCAGACGTATTGGGCGGTACATTCAACCAAGGCGCAGCTACAAACCAAGGCGCAACTGCTGGTAAGATTTCTGGCTCATTCAACTTGGGTACAGACGACGCTCCAGTAACTTTGACAGCTTCTAACATCCTTCAGAACATCACTGCATTGTCTTCAGTATTAGACGAAGCAAACGTTCCTGAAACAGACCGTTGGTTAGTTATCGGCCCAACAGAGCGTCAAATCCTTATGCAATCTAACTTGGCTCAAGCTCAGTTCATGGGCGACGGTTCAAGCATCTTGCGTAACGGTAAGATTGGTATGATTGACCGTTTCACAGTTTATGTGTCTAACTTGTTGCCACGTGCAGCAGCAGACAAAGACTGGACTGGCGGTACTGACACTGGTGCAGCTAAGCGTCACGCTGTTATGGCTGGTCATAAGTCTGGTATCAGCTTTGCATCACAAATTGCTAAGGTTGAGAGCTTACAGAACCCTAACGATTTCGGCACACTAATCCGTGGCTTGAACGTTTATGGTTACAAAGTAACTCAAGCTGACGCAGTTGCCTTGTTGGTAGCAGCAGGTTAATTGGTAGGGTGGGGTCAAACCCACCCATCCTAACTTTTTTAGGAGACCAAAAATGGCCATTATTGACGATTTAGTAAAATCAGGGTTGTCTTACACACAGTCACAAGCTGTAGTTGCATTTAATGCAGGTACTGCAACAGTAAACGATTTAGTAGCTCAAGGGTTCTCAACAACTCAAGCCGCTCAGATTTCTGCTGTAAATGCTGGTACTTCGACAATTGTTGATTTAGTTAGACAAGGCTTATACGGTACGCAGGCAACTGCTATTGTTGCAGCTTTGGCAGTAACACCGTAAAATAGAGGGGGGAATTTCCCCCTCACTTCTTATAAGACCATGGGCACAATTACAGCAAAATCTATTATTGATAAAGCTTCAACCCAGTTACTCGACCCGACGAACGTACGTTGGACACGAACAGAGTTACTTGGTTGGGTAAACGACGCCCAGCGTCAAATCGTTGTTTTACAACCTAACGCCACAAATAAGGTATCGACTATACAGTTGGCGGCAGGTACAAGACAAAGTATTCCGTCTGACGGATGGACTTTACTCAATGTAATCAGATACATGGGTACAAACGGAACAACCCCAGGCCGTGCTTTACGAGTTGTTTCACAGCAGATTATGGATGCGTATGACCCTAACTGGCATGCTGCTAATCCATCATTGGTTCCAAAGTCATATATTTTTGACCAACAAGACCAAACAGTATTTTATGTATACCCACCCAACACAGGCCGTGGGTATGTTCAAGTTAATTATTCTCCAGAACCAGCTGATTTAGCTAATGAAAATCAAGCTATTGTAGTTCGTGACATTTTTGAAACTGCTATTCTGGACTACGTTTTATATAGAGCTAATAGCAAAGATGCAGAGTACGCCCCTGGTTTGGCCCTTGCGTCAGGTTATTTGCAAACCTTTATGGCTACAATGGGTGTTAAGTCTGAGACAGAAACAAAGAACAGTCCTAACCAGCATTTACAGCCTCGTAACCCATCAACTCCAGGTACTGAATCATGACAGCTTTATATGGCGTAACAGTTTCGTACGATGATTTTTTACCAGAGGTAATGCAGTTCTGTCCGGATGTGCCTGAGCATATTGCTTTTAACGCTGTCCGTAATACCTGTATTGACTTCTGTACCCGTACTTACTACTGGCAGATTAATGTCCCGTCTATTTCTGTAGTAAATGGGCAGGCAAATTATGTTATTCAGACACCAGCTGATACTAAGTTAGTTGGTATTATTTCTGCTTACTACGACACAAACCTGTTGATTCCGCAGCCTCCAGACACTTTGGCCAATATTTATCGCATGGGTGATTGGCAACAAGTTCAGGGTTCGCCACAGTACTACACACAGATTATTAAGCCAGAGATTGTTTTGGTGCCATACCCATACGAAGACAGAGCCGATATTCTAAGTGTTCGTGCTGCTATTGCTCCAACTCGTGATTCAGAAGAAATTAGTTCTGAAATCTACGAAAACTTCTTGGATGTGATTGCTAACGGCGCCCGTTCAATTCTTTATGGAACACCAGGCCAGCCATATTTTGACAGAACATCTGCTAAAGAATGTGAGCGCGTTTACCGTGCTGGTGTGTCTGATACACGTATTGCAATGAACAAGGGTTTGACCCGTACTTCTAACCGTGCTGAATTCCAGAGGTTTGTATGAGCTTAATTAAATTAGTACAAGGTGATACACGACCAGCTTTGGTTTGTACCATTACTGATGAAACTACGGGTTTACCCGTATCGTTAACTGGCGCAACATGCCGCTTAAAGTTTAGAAAAGTAGGAGCGACCAGTGTTAAAGCTACACTTACAGGTACAGTCACAGATGCTGTTAACGGAGTTGTTGAGTTTTATTGGGCGTCTGACCCTTCTGCTTTGTCTGACGCTGACGGACAGTATGAAGGTGAAATCGAAGTAGTGTTTTCTGATGGTCAGATTCAAACAGTTTATGACAAGCTTCAATTTGTGGTGCGCGCAGATTTTTAATGATAGGTGCAAAGGTACGTTCATCTGAAGTAAAGCTACGGGCTTCCATAGCCGTAGTAGATGCTCATGCCGAAGTTTCGTACGTATTACCAGTAGCAGCAATTAGTTATATTGACATGAAGCTTACAGCTTCATTAGATGTACTTAACAAAAACCCATATGTTTCTGACACACAAGTTGTTATAGATAAGGCTGTTTTAGCTGTAGCTAAACAATTTTCTGACAGTTTTAGTACTGCTGATGCTATTACTGGTAAGGTTTTTGGCCTAAACAAAGCAGACTCTATATCGTTTATTGATGCTCTCGTTGTTGTTATTACGTTTATTCGTGATTTTGCTGATGCAGCGTCTGTTTCTGATGCTGTTGCGGTAGATACAGCTAAGGCTTTATTTGATTCTGTAGGGAACACCGATACGGATTCTTACGATTTTAGTAAGTTTATTCCTGACGGCGTGGCTATGCAGGATGGTGCTGACGTTCAAGATGGTAACGTACACCATTTTGAGAAGTACGTAATGAACATGGCATTCCCAACGGACGCCAATCAGAAGTTTTTTGAAAAGCTCTTGTCAGACGCATTTAGTCCAATTGATGCACTTTCTGTAAGTTTTTCAAAGCCTTTATTTGATAGTTTTGCGTTTACTGACACACAGACGTTTGATTTTGGTATAGTTAAGTCTGATTCGGTAAATACTACAGAGTCCCTTGCAAGCGCTTTTTCTAAACAAATAAGCCCTGATTCTATTGCTTTTTCTGACCAAATAGTGAAGAATCCTGGTAAGGGGTTAAGTGATTCTGCGGTTCCCGAAGACGTTGGTAGTTTGCGTTCACAGGGTTATTGTGATATTACCTATTTTGCAGAAGATTACGTCGGGGAATCCCGCACATTTACTTAGGAGTAAGACATGTTAGTTGAAAATTTTAAAGTTACTGGACAAGTTAAAGTTCAGTTGTTTGACAAAGAAGGCAAACTTAAAGACACACAGGACATCAAGAACTTGGTGGTTACTGTAGGTAAAGAGTTTATTGCTGCTCGTATGGTTGGTACTCCGACCGAAATGAGCCACATGGCTGTTGGCGCAAGCAATACTGCAGCTGCAGCTGGTGATACAGCGTTAGGTTCAGAACTTGGCCGTGTTGCTTTGACTTCTGATTCAGCTTCTGGTGCTGTAGTTACTTATGTAGCGACTTTCCCTCCAGGTACAGGTACTGGTGCTGTTGTTGAAGCAGGTATTTTTAATGCATCTAGCTCAGGTACTATGTTGTGCCGTACAGTGTTCTCAGTAGTTAACAAAGGTGCTGACGACGCTATGACCATCACTTGGCAGATTACAGTTAGCTAATGAGCACAATAACTCTTCGCAGCGTTAAAGGGTCACCCCTCACTAATAATGAGGTAGATGGTAATTTTTCCAGCTTGAACTCAACCAAGTTAGAAACAACGAACAATCTAAGTGACCTGACTAGCGTTGCAACCGCACAGCAAAACTTGCAGGTAGACCCTGCAGGGACAGCCGTTGCTTTAGCAATCGCCCTAGGATGAGAACATGGCTAATACCTTTAAGAACCAGTTTGCAAAAAACGTAGGAACAAGCGCGGCAACTGTATACACTTGTCCTAGTGCTACTTCAACAACAATTATTGGTTTGTCCGTAGCTAATACGATAACAAGCCCAGTAACTGCAGATGCATATATCACTTCTGGCGGTACAGACTATTACTTAGTCAAAGGTGCAACAGTGCCAGTTGGTGGTTCATTAGTTATTGTTGGTGGTGACCAGAAAACAGTTTTAGAAGCAGGAGATGCACTAAAGGTTGTTACTAGCGCGGCTAGTTCAGCTGACGTTGTTTGCAGCATTTTGGAGATTAGCTAATGGCTTATCTAGGCAATACCCCTGAACAACAAGCATTTACCCCAAGAGTTGATTACTTTAGTGGTAATGGAAGCACGACTGCATTTACTCTAAGTTTTCCTGTTGCTTCAGTAGCTCAGGTTCAAGCGGTTATTGAGAACGTCCCTCAGAATCCAGGCGATGCTTACACGGTATCTGGCAACACAATCACATTTACCAGCGCACCTCCAAGCGGTACAAACAATATTTATGTGTACTACACCAGCCCTATTACTACTGTTATTACTCCAGGGTATGGCACTGTCGGTGCAGAACAATTAAAACCAGGTGCAGTTACAGCCCCAACTCCAACAGCTGTTTCAGACCAATTAAATTCATCTACCGGTTATTTTGATTTACCTGCTGGAACTACGGCTCAAAGACCTGGAACACCTGTAAATGGTATGGTTAGGTACAACACTACTATTAACCAATTTGAGGTTTATCAAAACAGCGCATGGACACAATACACTACTACTTATTCTATTGAGTATCTTATTGTTGCTGGTGGCGGTGGAGGTGGTGGCGGTGGAACTTCTGGCGTTCATGGAGGAGGCGGTGGCGGCGCAGGTGGATATTTATCTTTGTCATCTATTGTGTCTGGTGGGGTTGCTTATTCTATTGCTGTTGGTGCTGGCGGTTCTGGAGGTTCTACAGGGGCGGCTGGTGCGCAAGGGTCTAGCTCCTCTGGATTTGGCATTTCATCCGTTGGTGGTGGGTTTGGTAACTATGGTTTAAATGGTTACGATGGAATTGGAGGCTCTGGTGGCTCTGGCGGCGGCGCAACTCGTCTAGGTGCTGGCGGCTCAGCTACATCTGGGCAGGGGAATGTTGGTGGTAGTGGTACTACAAACGGTGGCTCAAACGACCAACCAGGTGCTGGTGGTGGTGGCGCAGGTGCTGTTGGTGGAGGTGGAGCTGCTATTTTTCAACTTGCACCTGGTAACGGCGGTAATGGCCTTACATGGCTTAACGGAACTACATATGCTGGCGGTGGCGGCGGTGGAGCTAGTATAGTAGGAAAAACATCTAATGGTTTAGGTGGTACAGGTGGTGGCGGTGAAGGTGGCAACGCAGGGGCTGGCAGTGCTGGTACGACTAATACAGGCGGCGGTGGCGGTGGCGGTAGACAGGCATTTTCAGGAGGTAACGGCGGTTCTGGAGTAGTTATCATTCGTTACTCAGGCTCTCAACGTGGTACTGGCGGTACTGTTACTTCATCTGGCGGATACACTTACCATACATTCACAACATCAGGAACATTTACAGCTTAATCGAGGTTAAACATGGCACATTTTGCAAAAGTAGTAGACGGCGTAGTAACACAAGTGATTGTTGCAGAGCCAGAGTTTTTCCAAACATTTGTGGATTCAAGCCCAGGTGAATGGATTCAGACTTCATACAACACCCACGGTGGTGAGCATAAACTAGGTGGCACACCGTTGCGTAAAAACTACGCTGGTATTGGCTTTACTTACGACCGTGTAAAAGATGCATTCATCCCACCAAAACCATTTGCTTCTTGGGTCCTAAACGAGGATACTTGTCTTTGGGACGCTCCTGTTGCTATGCCTGATGACGGCAAGGTTTATGTATGGGACGAAGCAACAACTAACTGGATTGAAAGAACTGAATAATGCCAATTAGCCAAATCACATCTAACAGTATTGCAGTAGGTGCTGTATCGGCTTCGGATTTGGCTGATGGTTCTATTAGTACGATTAAGATTGCTGACGCTGCTGTAACAAACGCTAAGATAGATACCGTTGCCGCGACTAAACTAACAGGACAAGTACCGGCTACAAGTTTAACTAATGCCCAAGTAGCTTCTTCAGGGTTAGCAACGTC